TCCCCGACGCTCAACAGCTGGTCGCCAAGGCCAAGGATGATCTGGAAGCGGTCATCACCGCCCGCATCGCCGAGCACAAGCAGGCAGAGCAAGCGAAGCTGGACGCCGAGCGCGAACGCATCGAGCGGGAAGCAAAGGCAGCCGCCGACGCAGCAGAGGCAGCCAAGGCGGCAGAGATTGCAGCCGAATCCCAGCGCCAGCAGGAAACGCAGGTATCCGGCCAGGTGCCGTCAGCGACAGAGACGCCAGAGCCTGCACCTGCGGTCGGCGGACAGGTTGGCGGCGTAATCAAGCTGGGCGAAATAAACGCCCGCATCGGCCCGCTGAGTATCACCGCCGATGGCCTTGCCAAGCTCGGCATCCAGTCGGTCGGCAAAGAGCGCTCTGCTGTGCTGTACGCCGAATCGGATTGGCCGCGCATCTGCGCCGTGCTGATCGACCATCTGCAGCGCTGCCAGCATTCCGCCAAAGCCGCCTAGCCCCTCACCCGCCCCGCAAGGGGCATGGAGACGAATATGGGACTACAGCAAACCATCCCAGATAGCCTTATCAAAGCCCAGGCCATGATCGACAAGGCCCGCGCAGCCTTTGAGCGCGGCGAGAAGCCGGCACCGGCAGAAGCGAAGCCCGAACGGCGGCCGCCGGCAAAGTCGGTAGAAGAGCTGCACGCCAGCATGAATGCAGCCGTCGAGGCCAAAGCCAAAAAGCGCCGAGCCGAGCGCGACAAGCTGGCTGAGAAGATCAAGCCCCATGCCGGGCAGCTATCGGCAAACCAACTGGCTGAGAAGTTCGGCGTTTCAACCGGCCTGGTGCGCAAGGCAGCCGGAGAGCATGGTATTGACCTGAAGGTCGCGCCAGGTCACCGGCATACCCACGTAGGCCCTACCCCTGAGCAGCTGCGCGAAATGCGCTCACAGGCAGCAGGCGGCGCCAGTGTGGCAGATGCCGCGCGCTGGATCGGCGTTCCGCGCGGCACCGTGGGTTACTGGGCCAAGAAGTACGGCGTCACGTTTGGTCGCAAGCCATGAGCTGCACCGTCACCTACATCCTGAATGCAGCCGGAGGTGGTAGGCCGGTTGAGCGCGGCAGCGCCCCGAAGCGCCCTACATGGTGGCGGGCGCAAGCGTGGCTTGTCCTGCCCAGCGGTGAAAAGTTCGTGCACAGCACACGAGTACGCGAAACCGCCAGAACCCTGATCCCCGTAATGGACGCTCTTTTCCAGAACATGATTGCCACCCACGGCAACGTGGTCACCAGCGCAGGCTGGAGCGCCAGCACGCATTAACGGCCCTCCGGCCGGCTGGCCAGAGGTATCAATGATCCGCAATCACACCGGGCACCGCATGGGCGAGTGCCATCAAAAGGCGCGCCTGTCGGCCGAGCAGGTCAAGGCTATGCGCGCCGAATACATCCCCTATGTCGTCAGCATCGGAAAGCTCGCAAAGAAATACGGATGCGGCAAATCGACTGCCCGCGACATTCTGAATTATTCGACCCGCGCTGCCGGGTAAGGACTGAACATGACTGCATATCTGGACTTCCTGCGCCAGAAAATACGGCTGGCCGACTTTGCTGGCTTCGATGTTTCTGACGACGACATCAACCCCATCCTCAAGCCGCACCAGCGCGCCATCGTGAAATGGGCCGTGCGCGGCGGTTGCCGGGCAATCTTTGCTGCGTTCGGCCTTGGCAAGTCGGTCATTCAGATCGAGATCCTGCGCCTGATCCAACTGCATGCTGGCGGCCAGGTACTGATCTGCGTGCCGCTGGGCGTGCGCCAAGAGTTCCGCCGTGACGGCAAGATGCTGGGCGTGGACTTCAAGTTCATTCGCACACCCGACGAAATGGAAGATGGCCGCCTGTTCTACCTGACCAATTACGAGTCAGTGCGTGACGGCAAGCTGGACCCGAACCTGTTTACCGCCGTCAGCCTGGATGAGGCGAGCGTCCTGCGCAGCTTCGGCAGCAAGACCTATCAAACCTTCCTGTCGTTGTTCTCCAGCGTCCGGTACCGGTTTGTTGCCACGGCCACGCCAAGCCCCAACCGCTACAAAGAGCTGATCCACTACGCCGGTTTCCTCGGCATTATGGATACCGGCCAAGCGCTTACCCGGTTCTTCCAGCGCGACAGCACCAAAGCCAACAATCTGACCCTGTACCCGCACAAGGAAGCTGAGTTCTGGCTGTGGCTGAACAGCTGGGCGATCTTCCTGCAAAAGCCGTCCGACCTGGGGTTCAGTGATGAAGGCTACGCACTGCCAGAGCTGAAGGTCATCGTGCACGAGGTGCCCGCCAACCATGAGGCGGCCGGCACCGAGAAAGATGGCCAGGGCATGCTGTTCAAGAACGTATCCCTTGGCGTTCAGCAGGCCAGCGCCGAGAAGCGGGACAGCCTCGATGCTCGGGTTGGCCAGATGATGCAGATCATCAACGGCGACCCCGACAGCCACTATCTGCTGTGGCACGACCTCGAAGACGAGCGCCACGCCATCCAGAAGGCGATGCCAGAGGCGGTCAGCGTGTACGGCAGCCAGGACCTGGACGAGCGCGAGCAGCGCATCGCTGAGTTCAGCGACGGCAAGTTCAAGTACCTCAGCGCCAAGCCGGTGATTGCCGGCAGCGGCTGCAACTTCCAACGCCATTGCCACAAGGCGATCTTTGTCGGCATTGGCTTCAAGTTCAATGACTTCATTCAGGCCGTCCACCGCATTCAGCGCTTCCTGCAGGCGCAGCCGGTGGAGATCCACATCATCCATTCAGAGGCAGAGCGCGAGGTGATGCGCACGCTGATGGACAAGTGGCAGGCCCACGAAAAAATGGTGCAGAAAATGACCGACATTATTCGCAAGCACGGGATCAACACGCTGTCGATGCAGGACATTCTGGCCCGCACAATCGGCGTCGAGCGGCTGGAAGTGACCGGCGACAATTTCCGGGTCGCCAACAATGATTGCGTGCTGGAAGCAGAGAGCATGGCGACCGACTCCGTTGACCTGATCGTGACCAGTATTCCGTTCGCCAACCACTACGAGTACACGCCCAGCTACAACGACTTCGGCCACACCGAGAACAATGATCACTTCTGGGCGCAGATGGACTTTCTGACGCCTCAGCTTTTGCGCATCCTCAAGCCGGGCCGCATGTACTGCTGTCACGTCAAGGACCGCATCCTGTTCGGCAATGTCACCGGTGCTGGAGCGCCTACCGTGAGCCCGTTCCACGCTGAGGCGCTTTTCCACGCGAAGAAGCACGGCTTTGACTACATGGGCATGATCACTGTGGTCACTGACGTGGTGCGCGAGAACAACCAGACCTACCGCCTGGGCTGGTCAGAGCAGTGCAAGGACGGAACCAAGATGGGCGTGGGATCGCCTGAATACATATTGCTGCTGCGCAAGCCTCAGACCGACCGCACCCGAGGCTATGCCGACGAGCCGGTTACCAAGTCCAAAGAGGACTACACCCGCGCCCAGTGGCAGGTAGACGCGCACGCGTTCTGGCGCTCCAGCGGCAACCGTCAGCTCACTGCCGACGAACTGGCCACCCTGGGGCCTGACAAGCTGGCCAAGGCGTTTACTGAGTACAGCCTGAACAACGTCTATGACTACGAGTTCCACGTCAAGATCGGCCAGGAACTTGAAGCGCGCGGCGCCCTGCCTTCCACGTTTATGAGCCTGGCCCCTGGCAGTCACGACGACACCACATGGCATGACGTCAATCGCATGATCACGCTCAACGGCAATCAGACGCAGAAGGGCCTGCAAAACCACGTCTGCCCCCTGCAATTCGACATCGTTGACCGCCTGATTAACCGTTACAGCAACCCTGGCGACGTAGTGCATGACCCGTTCGGCGGACTGATGACCGTACCCTATCGCGCGCTCAAACTGGGCCGCAAAGGCAGCGCCAGCGAACTCAACACCGGCTATTTCTTCGACGGGGTGCAATACCTCAAAGCCGCAGAGAAAGAGATGGCCATGCCGGATCTGTTTGCGGCGCTGGAAGACGAAGACGCCGCATAACCGAGGTAATCCACATGACCACCCAACTCACAGCCCGGCACATCGCCGGGCGTAACGGGCAGCCCTTGGCCGAGGTAAAAGGCCTGCCAGGGCTTGACGCCATGATGACCCCTGCCCAGATGCGGCAGCTGGCACGGCAGATCACCCAGATCGCTATCGACAGCGAAACCGGCGTCCGCGGCCTGCGGCGCTATCCAGAAACTGAGGAGCAGAGCTATGAAAACTGAGCAGCAACATGAGGAGCAGCGCATCGAGTGCGCGATTGATACCGCGCTGCTGAATGCGGACCTTTTGCGAGAACAGGTGGCAGAGCTGGAGCAGGCTTTGCTGGCAGAGACTCAGGCCAAGCATGAGGCGGTGGAGTGTCTGCGCCGCGTAATGGATGGCGAGCACACCGAGGCACTGGAGCGCCTGATCGTGGGCATCGTTGGCAAGCACCCGGAGGCAGCATGAAACAAGAACACGAGATGACGCCGGGCGTACTTGTGTCGGGTGAGGTTCTGAGCGCAGGTGATGCTCGTGCACGGGTGGCTGTGCTGGAGGCTGAGTTGGCAGAGTTGCGCAAGCGGGTTTGTGTGCCGGAGGGCTGGCGAGTATTCGCCCCAACCAGCACAACACTGCGCCACGGTGAGCGCTGGGAAGTGTACGGCCCAAATGGCGGCGGGATCGTCAATGCGGACGACGTAAAGGATTGGGTTGTGCGCGGTCTGTTAGACGCCATAGCCGCCCCTGCGCCTGTTGAGCGGGTGGAGCAGGAGGCGGTCAGCTACTACGAACGTGCACACGGAGAGAAAAGCCCCACACACGGCATGAGCCTTGACGAGCGCATCGCGCATGTTGAAGGGCGCACAAACGCTGCTGGGTATGTGGAGTTTGGCAGCGTCATGGCGGTTAGCGCATTGATCGACCACGTGCTGCGAGACTCGCCAGCCCAACAACCCGCACCCACTGCCGCGCAGGATAACTGGATATCAGTCGCCGAGCGAATGCCGCCAGCTGGCACGAAGGTGCTTGCCTTCTACCGTAACTCCATGGGCGTATCGCGCCGCATCTGCGCCGAGTACATCGGCAAGCATCAGCGCGACGCTTTTGACTTCGACTCAGACTACGGCGACACCGATTACGACGAGGCCTCGGATCAGTATTACTGGCCTGAAGGCTGGTATGAGCGCGTCGACAATTGGGACGAGCTTACCCACCTTGCCGTTACCGAGGGGGAGATAACCCACTGGCGCGTGATGCCGGCAGTGCCAGGTCTTGATGCCCACCAGAGCGGAGGCGCGAAGGTATGAGCAGGTTCATGGCCGAATGCCCGCATTGCGGAGAGATGTTTGACGAAGAAGATGCCTGGTTTGAGCATGGAAGGTTGCAAGCTGAGGCGGAAAGGTTGCAAGCCGCCCGCGCTGCAGGGAAGGCACGGATAGCGGAGCTTGAAGCCGTATTGGAGCGGGTGGCGGTATGGGTCGAGAAACTGCCAGTCCCGACCAATGGTGCGTGCGCACAACTCGCCCGCATCGACGCAGCCCTATCCCGGCAGGGCAAGGAGAGTGAGGTGTGAGCGTATCAGCCGCACAGCAGCGCATAGACGATGCGCTTGATCGAGTCCTGCGAGCGTCAGGCAGCAAGCTGGCAAACTACACGATGCCATCAACGCTCAAGGCCATGCGCGATGAAATGCGGGCAATTATGGGCGAGTCGTACATAGCCGGATCGAATGCATGCCATCGGGCAATGAAGGGAGCAAAGCAATGAAAACCCTCCCCTTCGACATAGCCCGGTGCGCCGGGCGCTTTGACTTGATGCCGGACGGCCAGTGGTGCCCGGAGCGCGATAGCTGCAAGCGCTATCTGGCGTTCACTCAATGGGATCGCGGCGTTGTCGATGACTACCAGGGCATCCGCGTAAACATGGGCGTGCCGGACTGCCGGCATAAGATTGAGGCCGAACAGCAATAGCCGCGCCACCATTTTCGTGACCTCGCGAAAAAGGTAACCCCATACCCCACTTTCATATCCGGCAGCGCCGGAGGGAGAAGTATTGCCATGCCAATTCAGATCGAAGTTATTCAGCGCAAGCTGATCAGCCCTGTATACCTCAAGGTTGAAGCCGAGGCGCGCTATTACGAAGACGCCACGCTGAACGGCGTCACGGACGACGAAGAAAAACCTAAGATGCCATTCCTTGTCGGTCGTGTGTGGAGCCCGGTCATCAAGCTGGAAACCGGCAAATTTGTCGACTGGCCGCAAGGCGTCACTGCCGACATCCATTACAAGGTATGCGATCAGGGACGCTACTTGCTGCTTGATGCTGACCTCAATGTTTTGGTCGAGAAGGATGGTTATGTGCCGGACATCCTCAGCCCGGGCGGCAGTGGCTACGGCGATTACATCATCATGAAGATCGACGGGACTGGCCAGATCGAGAACTGGAGCGTGGACCTCGACGATTTCACGCGCAACGACGAGTAACCACCCTACACGCCGGGAGGCATCGCCAATGAGCACCGAATCAAAGCCGCTCAAGGCTTATTGCGTTAAAGACGAAGAGCAGTCAGCAGTGATCGTCTTCGCCACCAACAGCGCCAGCGCACGACGCGAGGGCGGGAACGAACTCAACTGTGAGTGGGAGCATGTTGAATCGTGCAGGCGAGCGCCTTGGGCTGATCGGTTCGCAGACACCCGAGTTGTACCCGCCAAGGCGTGGATCGACAACGGGTATTGGTGCCCCTGCGCCGGTTGCTGCGATCGCCGGGTGGACGGTGACGCTCAGGAAGAAGAGGACGATGACGGCAATCCTTTTGAACTGGAGCCAGTATTCGTGGGTGACACGGTCTACTGCAGCCAGGCGTGCAAGGATGCGGCCGATGCCGATGCTGCAGCCCGAAAGGCGCGCAAGCAGGAAGTGCTTGATGCCGTCACAGCCAAGTTTCCAGACATCACCAACATCTGGGCAAACGACCACGAAAACGACCGCTGCGCGAGATTCAGTTTCCCGGGCGGCAAGAACCCGGTCACTTGGCGACTTGGCGAGGAAACGGCGCTTGTTTCACGAGAAGACGTTGATGCGTGGAATAAGTACAGATCAATGAGCCGGGAGGCATAGCAATGTCCGACATCAAAGTCATGGCGGCAACAGCAGCGCTGCAAAAGATGCTCACGGATAAGTATTTCAGCATCTGCACAATGGACAAGATCATCGAGATGTTCGGCCTGGTACCGGACCGCGAGGCGTACAGCATTCTGCACACGCTGCACTGTGTCGCCTACGACCAGATGCAGCCAGAACTGTTGGAGCAGCTTTCGGTATTGATCATGCGGGTTCTCGACAGCCCGCGAATGGATACCAGCCGCATCAACATTGTCAACGACGGGCGCTGCCTGCGCCTGGTGAAGCACTGAGCCGGGAGGCATGACCAATGACCATAAAGATCAACACCAAATCGCAGAACATAAAGACCCACACGGCCACGCTGAACGAGAACCAAATTAAGAAGGCTCTTGCCGAAGTCGTGGCCCTGGAAGCCCGCGTTGGTCTGGATTGCGAGGCAGTCACGGCAAGAGTGGTTTTGCGGACTCGTGATCAAACCGGCACCGCGGGAATTGAGAACTATGCCGAGGTCACGATCACCGAAGACTTGGATAAATACCCTAAGGCCGAAGAATATCGGGAGGCATGACCGATGAAACTCATCACGCTTGAGGCGTGGGCCGAACGTCTCGACCCGCCGCCCACCATCAATACGCTGCGGGCATGGGCCCGTAGCGGCAAGTTCGACCCACCCGCCCAGAAGATGGGCCGCACCTACTACGTTGACGAGAATGCCGAGTATTGCGACTCTGACCCGCTACCCGATATTCCTGACGCCCCATTGATCAACCGAATCGAGCGCGCACGCCATGGCACCCAGACCCCGCACGGCAGGCTCCAAGGATCTGCCGCCTAACCTGTACCGCAAGACCGACAAGCGAAACGGCGTGACGTACTACACCTACCGCGACCCGATGACAGGGCGGTCGTTCGGGCTGGGGACGGACAAGGCGGCCGCCATCCGTGAGGCTCATGCGGCAAACGCGCATTTCAGCCCGGCCAGTCTGGCCCAGCGCATGCAGGGAGGTCAGCCGTTCCGGGCGTGGTGCGATGAATACCGCCGCATTATCGATGATCGAGACATAGCGGCATCAACCCGGCGCAACCTGGGCATGCGCATCAACCGGCTGACAGAGCTGTTCGGGGATCGGGATATTCGGGACATCAGCACGCGGGAGGTGGCCGAGTATCTGGGCGGGCTGGCGAAGGCTGGCAAGGCGCAGATGAGTCGGGCCATGCGCTCACTGATGAGCGATATGTTTGCCGAGGCGATAGCGGCAGGATGGACGGATGCCAACCCTGTGCATGTTACCAAGGCTGCCAGGGTGAAGATTCAGCGCGCGCGCCTTTCGCTGGAGCTGTGGCAGGCCATCTATGACCGGGCAAAACAGCCGTGGCTGCAGCGAGCCATGGAGATAGCACTGCTGACCGGCCAGCGCCGAGACGACATTGCGGGAATGCTGTTCAAGGATGTTGTTGATGACCACCTGCAGGTCATCCAGTCAAAGACCGGCCAACGCCTGCGCATTAGCACTGCCGTGCGGCTGGACTGCATTGGTCTGGACTTGGGCACCGTGATCCAGCGGTGCCGCGACAACGTGCTGAGCAAGCATCTTGTCCATCACGCCCGCCGCGTCAGCAGGGCGATGCCTGGTCAGCCGATCATGCTGGATACGCTGAGCAAGGCGTTTGCCGATGCGCGTGACGCCGCGATGGCTGACCTCGGGCTGTCGTACCCGAAGCCGCCGAGCTTCCACGAAATGCGCTCTCTGGCTGCTCGCCTGCACTCTGCCGAGGGTCGCGATGCACAGGCCCTGCTGGGCCACAAGTCCAGCAAGATGACCGACCTATATCGTGACTCCCGTGGTACAGAGTGGATCGAGGTGGCATAATTCCGCATCGAGTTTTGACGACATTTTGGGGAGGATTGGGGAGACTGTTTCACCCCTTTATAAATCAATGACTTGCACTCTCTACGGCATCAAGGCCTGAGACGCACAAGAGAACGCCAATTCCCCTTTTGAATCATCAGGTTAGGCGCAAATCGACTGTAAAAATAAACAGCGGTTTGCGCGCTAACTCACTCCTTTAAAATCAAAGACTTGCGTTCTGTTTTGGGGAAGATTTACCCCGAAATGCGACGCCATGCCCCATCCTCTGGGACGGATTTCGAATCCGTTTTCAGCCCAGAAATAACGGACTGCCATTCCGCCAACTTCCTGATTTTAATGATCATCCCAAAGATCCCTATAGGATGCTGAGGGGATTATTTGGGGGAATGCTCCCCCAAAATTGCACCACGGCCTGATTTTTGTCGTCAGGCGAGCACATTAATTAATGTGCGTCGGTCGCCTGCCTCTCCCGCTCCAACTGCTGAAAATACCGCAGCTTCGCCTGGTCCTCGATCATTCCGGCTCGGATATCCCAAACAGCTGATCCAGCATCTCCACTGAGTTCGAGGGCGGCGACATCGCCCACGCCGCTGCCGGCTGTGGTTTCGGACACGACAGCGTCGGCGCGGGCAATTCTGACTTGGATACGCAGCTCGCGCCGCTCAGCGTCAGCACCAGCATACATACCCCGCAGCCTTTCATTATCAGCCTTTGCATCTTCCAGTTCCCCATAGTGTTCTTGATCCAGCGCCTGCATCCGCTCGCGCTCGGCCACCAGCAGCTCCTGCTGCTTTTGCAGCTGACGCTGCCCTGCCCTTGCAATCTCGCCCAGCGTGTTCGCGTGCGCAGTGTTGGCCCGCTCCAGCGCTGCCTCACCGTTCGCGCCCTGCCAGCTCCACCCAACCCCAAACCCCAACAGCACCAGGGCGATCAGGCCGCCAGCCCGCAGCCAGAGCTTGTACTTACTCAGCATGCGACCTCCCCACCGCACCCGGCATACACAGCCAGCAGCTGCTCTTCCGGCTGCGCCTCTGCAGCCCGCTCATCCGCATAAATCTCCAGCAGCTTGGTCAGCCGGTGTTCGCGCTGGCCATAGCCGGCGCCGGGCAGGCTGGCCCAGATCGGGGCGGCCAGCTTGATGGCTTCGGTGATATTGCCCTGCTGGATCAGCGGGTAAGCTCCGCATTCCTTCAGTAGCTTGATGGCGGCCAGATCCTGCGCCTCGGGAATGAAGCGGCCACGGAACCCGTAGTTACGGACGATGGCATCCCAGGTGCGTGACAGGAACTGATACCGGCCGGCGGCGGTCGAGCGGATGCCGTAGCGTGGCAGAGCGACCGATACACGCGGGTGATCGGCGTAGCCGGTGAACAGCGTGCCGCCAACGAGTACGTTGTACCCGTCGTCGCTGCCCGGCACTTGCACTGTGCCCTCAGACCAGCCCAGCATGTCGAGGAACGCGCACACGTTCGCCCCGCCTGCTTTCTCAGCGGTGATTACAGTCATGATTTCTCCAACGAAAAAGCCGCCCTGCGGCGGCTGTTGTGACGGGGTTATCGTTTGCCGGAGATCACCGGCGACAGCAGCAGCCCGGGCGGGCATGCTGCTCTGGCTCTACAGGGATGTGGGCGTTCCGATGTACCGCCAGGGATGTGTAGTACCGGCACTACGATACAAGTATTCTACGGATTGGACGGACCCGGCGGCTGCTGTCTTTGGGCACGGCTGAGATCAGGTTATATATCAACCACATTACAAAACAGTTTGCTGAGTTTGCTTCTGTCGAGGTCCAATACTGATTAGCGCTGCTCGTCGATGCGCTCATTGCCTGTGGTCCACCTGTCTGAAATTCCGCAACGGTGGTCAAATTAGGTGACAGATTGTCATGTATCACCTGCCACTCGTCACGGCTCCCCAGATACCAATCGGACTCACCGCTACCGCTGTACCCTGTGCAGTGCTGAGCGGCTGGGTGCTCTGCGGTATCCATCGCAGTTGTGTTAGCCACCCCGTCGTAGTAAGACCCTGTGCCGAGCGACGTTGTCCGGCTTGTTTTCCATTGTAACGCGGCGACCTCACCGGAGATGTCGGCGACAACTAACCGGAAAACGCGCGCGTCCGGGTAGGTGATCGTCCCTGCGTAGTACCCCCCTGCGTACGGGGCGCCGATTGCAGGCTCCCCGCCCCCGCCGGCAACTGAAAACGACCCCAAAAACCCAAATTTTCCGCTACGCATATTAAGCCACCTGTGCCTCGTAGATAGTCAACCCGCCGTCGTCAGTGTAGTACGACCGAAACGATACAGCCCCAGCAGCAGGGTCTGGCTGCGTCGGCGACTGAAACGCAGCAGGGAATGTAACCGTCCAACCGCCAGTGCCGTCCTGCGTCCATTTGATCGTAAAAACGACAACTTTGCCCGACGGTATATCTGTCAGCGAGAAATCAGTAACGTCCTCCGTCAGAGTGACCGCCAGCCCTGCAGGGTCTGCGAGACTTGCTGTCAGCACACCGGAACTACTGGACGGCGTCAGCAGCGCATCCCAGCCGCCAGCGCCACCGGCAGACCACTCCGCCCACGCCGAGCCGTCGTACCGATATGTGATTTCATCGGCAGCACACTCAAATTTCCAACCCTCTTTCGGCGTGATGACGATCCAGCCGCTGCCGGTTCGGTACAGCGCGAGCTTGCCAGCGGCGGCGCCGGTTACGCCGGCCCATGCGGACGCCATGATGTATAGCGCGCCGTTTGCCGGGCTGCTAGGCGCGTCGGTCAGGGTTCTGCTGATGACGGGCGTTTGCACCAGCGCATCCAGCAGCGCGAAAGCCTCGTTGGCATTGATGTAGTTAGCCTGCCCGTTTGCCAGCTCGGTCAGCGACAGATTGGGTGTTGTCACAGTGTTACCTCTCGGACATAGCCGCGTCCTACCACCTCACTGAGCTGATAGATGCGGAACGTGATGGATGACTGGGGCGAGCCGAAGTCGGTTGTTTGGTCGGCAGCTGAATAGTTGAAGGCGGCAGCGGTGACTGAAATGGTTCGCGCTACGGCGCTGCCATTCATCACGTCGATCTCGTATGCCTCGGCGTACTCGCCAACCGGGGACACGACGCCGTTAGACCACCAGCTGCTGGACAGCCTGCTGCGGCGGACGAACGTGCCAGTGAGATTGCCGCTGCCGTCCCGCGTGGCGCGGGCATATACCGTGCTTAGCGGCTCCAAGTTGACGCCGCGATACGCAAACTCCACGTCGTCGCCGGTATCAAGAGCCGCCCTATTGGTGATGCCTCGATAGATCCGCTCCAGCGTCAGCGACTCGGACGCCATGTTAATAAACACGTTGTCCGGATCGGTCAGCAGGATGAACCAGTCGCCCACCTCATGCAGCCCGGTCGCCCACTCTGTGCCACGGTCGCCGCGAACAAAGCCGGAGACGGTATAGCTGCCGTCTGACTCCAGCGCGGCATCCTGAAACCGAACAATCTCCCATCGCCCATCAACGCCGTAGGCCGCATAGTTGGAGCCGGACAGCATCTGATCGCGGGTGACGCTCTCAAGATCACCACTGATCAGCAGCACCGGCAGCTCGGTCTGATCGATCAGATAGCCGTCATGCGCGGCGAGCGTGCCGGAGGCCGAGCCGATGGTGCATTTGGTGTTCCACGCCTCGATATCTACCCAAGTCTGGCCGCTGTCGCCGGAGCGGTACAGCACGCCGCCCGGCCAGCCGTCGGTATAGCCAGTCATCACGCCAACGAACCCGAGCTGGTTTTGGTACGTCTCATCGACAACCGGAATGTCCAGCGGCACAAATACGGTCGGGCCTGCAATGCCGATATTGCCGCCGGGGATCACACCCTGCCCGCCGCTCGCGTTCGGAGTGTATACCGCCGCAGCGTTGGGCTTGGCCTTGACCTCGATGCGCCCGTCTTGCGTGTACTCCATCTCGCTGCACAGCAGCTCATAGTCAGCGTCTGGCGTTTGCACAGTGATGACGTCGCACGACTCCAGTGCGAGATACGTCTGCGGCAGCGTGAACGATACGTCAGTGCGCTCGAGCCATGCGCGCGACTGAAGCACTTCGGCAATCCCAGCCGCCTCATCTGCGCCCAGCACCAGGGCCAGCTCGCTCTCTACCTCGTTGACCGCCTCGGTGTTGATGCGGGTGGCGGCCTGCTCGCCAATGTCGTATTCACGGGCCGCATCCAGGTACTTGACGACGGTTTTTGCTGGCAGCTGGCTGTCCATCTCGCGCGACAGTTTGAACACATCGCTGGGCGTGTCGCTGGCGGTGGCGCCCAGGTCGGCGTAGGGCACGGTCAGCACACTGGCTTGCCCGCGCGATACCGCTTTGAGCTTGTAGCCCGACGGCACGATGTCGAACTGGTAGGCAACGGCCAGCGGCTCCAGCGCGGAGCGAATAGATCCGCCGGTCACGCGGTAGCCCTTCACCTCCTGAGTGAGCGCTGCGACATCGACATCACCAGCAGACAGCAGGCCGGACAGCTCGGCCTCGCGCTCGATTATGTCGGCCAGGTACTCGTATCCTGCGCCGCCTCGGTCGGTAAGCTGGTATACGCGACCGCTCTCCGTTATCGCGAAAAATTGGGCAAAGCAATCTACGTTGCCAGACTCTACATCACTGGTCTGCAGCGCAGCCAGTGGCGAAACCGATGCCCCCCTGATTTCGTAAAGCCGTAAGGCGTAACTCTGATGTACCAGCAACCGATCACCGCTAACGCAAAAGTTGCGGCGATCCCATCCGTCGCCGGATTGCCCCATCGATTGCGACCACAGAACCTGCCCTGCAAAATCGATCTCACCGAAATACATCACAAAACCTGATAGCGCGCGAGCAAAGAAGAAGACCCGCCCATCCGCAGACTCCTGCAATCGCATTGCGCCGGTTTCAATGCCCGGAACGGCGGCCTCGGAAATTGCTCCGTTCTGAGAAAAAATAAATAGCCTATCGTCATTCTCAGGAAGGAATGCCGTATTTGAACTTGACAGAAAAGCATGGCAGTCAGCTACGGTTACCGACGCTAGGGAGAAGTCGATAGGAAGCTGCCCGCTTATCGCGCCGGCTACGACGCGGTAAGAGTTGATGACGAATACCCCATTTTTCGTACCTCGCAGCACCCCGATCCGGTGCGACGCGATGGAGTTAGACCCAGCTCTCGGAACTCTCGCGGAACGCGACTCGACCGATATTATCTGCCCGGAATGGTTGTACGTCGAATACACGGCAGAGCCGACAAACCACTCCGTTTCTCCGTCATCGAAAAAGTACGAACTGCCCTCGACAGCGGTCATGAATATCGCATCATCCGAGTATACGATTGCGCCAGAGTACGGGCGGTCGAACATATACACCGGAGCCTCTCTGACCTCCGGAACGACCAACTCGACCCTAAACTGCGCCCCCTCAAGCGTATTTCCGTAGTCGGTCAGCTCAAAGTCGCGGAACTCGATGTAGCACAGCCCGCGGTGTCCGGTGGCGTTGCCTACACCCACGTCTGCCTCATAGCGGGCAGTCGGCAGCTGGTCGTCTGAGCCTTTGCAGAAGGTCCATTTGCGCGCTACCTGATTGCTGGCAATGATGGTTTCCAGATCATCGCTGCCGGCGTCGTACAGCAGCTTGTCTGAGCACCAGATGCGGCGAATGCCCGCGACCGGACCCTCACACAGCCCCAGATGAAACGTGGCAAAGTAGGTGTATTCCTTGGTTGCGCTGGACCCGCCGCCGCCCTTGCCGCCGCTGCTGACCTTGCGCACGCGCTCGCGCAGCTTGTTGTTTTCCAGCCACAACACGTTGCCGCTGACAACGATGGTGCTGTATACGCGCGGAATGTCTGCACCGTAGGTGCTGGTCTGGATGCTCAGATCAGACAGGCGCGGGCCGTCGTAGCCAACACCCAAACCACCTACCAGCGCGCTGCCGGCCAGGCCGATGCCTGCGCCGATCAGCGCGCCGGCAGGCCCGCCCACCAGAAAGCCGACCGCTCCGCCAACTACAGCGCCGAGAACATTGGAACTCATGCAGAGACCATCCTGTAGGCGCCGGTCACCCGGGCGCGATTGAGTGCGTCGAGCCGGTGGCGAACCACGCGACCGGACTCTGACGTGCTGTGAATGATGTAGGGGTGCCCGCGCTCAAAGCCGGCGTGCAGGGCGATGTGCTGCGGGTCGCGCGACATGCGCATGATCAGCCAATCACCGGGGCCGGCATCCGCAAGGGCAATGCGCTGCAGCGATGGCTGGCTGTCCAGAATGCGTTCCAGCTGGCCATCAAAGGGCGTGCGGGGGTAACCGCGCTCATCCTGATGCGGCAGGCCAAGGCGCTTGAAGCAGTGCACCAGCAGGCCGGCGCAGTCCATACCCACGCCGGGCACACGGCCCTGATGCAAAAACGGGGTATCCATGCACTCCAGCGCAGCGGCAATGATGTCGTCTGGCGTCATGCTCCGCGCCCCCTCTGGGTGTATTCGGTTTTGCTGGGCACGTCTGGCTGGCCGCCGAAGTTGATCACGTTCCCGAACTTGGTCCGGCAATCTGGCCCGCGGCGCTTGCGGCAGCCCGGAATAGCCTCGTACTCATCACCCACCTGTGCCGGGTACGGCAGGGCCTCATGCAGGGTGAACACCCCGCCGGCAAAAGCCTTGATCTGCGTAGGCTTGAGCCCTGCGTTGTTGCCGGTGGTGAAGCGGATCTCGCCGTAGCCGAACCAGTCGTCAGCCTCTGCCCTGCCGCTGTCGGTGAACTGGTACTGGCTGGCCACCGCTGTCAGGGTGCCGGTTACCAGGTAGTCCGCCAGCTGAGGCCCGTCCGGATCAGCGCGCGGCCCGGTGCAGCGGCTGCGATCAGTGGCGATCAAGTTGCCGCCCAAATGCTGATCGAACAGCGTCCAGGGGCACGACGGGCTGTAGTTGCGGCCAACCTTCTGGCTCAACACGTCCGCCATGCTCATCAGCTGCACGCGGTACTTGTGGTCGGTGATGTCGACCTTGCCGAAAAACATCAGGGCCAGCGGCTCTTCATCTTCGACCGGCGCGGCCCAGCTGGTGGCAAACACGTAGACGCGCGCGTTGTCATACGCGCCCACCTGCAGGTCATCGAGCGTGATACCGCCTGCCTGCAGGATGCCGTCCAGGTCAATGCCGCTGCCCGACATATCGGAGGTAGACGCCAGGCCGCTGAACTCATACCCGCTATCGGAGCGGTATACCTCTCCGTTGCTCATCTTGAGCGCCGTGGGGTAACCGGTCAGCCGGATGATGGGCTGATCGCCAACGGGCTCAATCCGGGCGCAGTAAACCCGCGTCCGGTAATCGGCGACGTGTGATTTCATGTTGAAGCCTTATCAGGGGGAGAGCAGCTCGCGCAGGCTCAGGTTTGCAACTTCGCGGTGGCGCGGGTCCAGAGCGGTCACCGAGAACGTGGAACTGAACCGGCAGGGAATATCAAACTCACAGCCGCCGGCGACCACCTCACCCGCCAACGGGCGGGTTTGCACGCTGCCGCCGCTCACGTATGCGCTGAACGCAGTAGAGTCGATAGCCACGGTTATCTGAGTGCTGCTGGGCTTGGCGGTTACCAAAGCGCGCAGGTTGTTAATCTGCGTCATCCCCACAACCGCACTGATGACCACAGACTCGCCGACCAGAAACGTATTAGTTCCGACAGTCAGTACCGCCTGTGCGGCCTGCGTGATCGCAGTGATGGCGCGGATCTTGTTGGCCGCCATCGTCACTCTGCCTGTCGTGGTATCGACAGACCACTGACCGGCAGGCAGCACCTGCCCGGCAACAGATACCGCGACCTCACCGACAACCGGTTTAAACAGGGTGCGCCGCGGCCGGCCGATATCCGGCAGCGCTGGCTTGTCGCGCCCGTACTCCTTCACCAGCTGGTAAACGCCATCGCTTACCGGGTCGAGGGTGCAGTCTGTTGCGGTGTAGGCGCTGCGCCCGTCAAGCGCCGTGGTGTAGTCGTCCCAGCTCTTCACGCGGAACCCTGCATAGCCGCCGTAAGTTCGGTGGTACAGGCTGAGCACAGACTCCGCCAGGTCGCTGTTGCGCTTGATGTAGCCAACATCAAACTCGCGGTACGGCTTGCCGTTGATCAGCCACACATACTCGGAGCCACCCAGCGTGGTGCTGGCTTCGAGCATGTAGCTATCTGCAGCCTCGGCACCGATGCGCACGCACACATCGAGCCGCTCTTCAAGGAACGCACCCATCAACGATACCTCTGTGCTTGTGCCACACCCTGTGCAACGGCGCGGCGAACAGACGCCTCAGACCTGCGCACCTCGCGCGAGTCGCTCATGCCGCTGAGGTCGAGGCTGATTGATACAGGCCCGGCCGCACGGCCGTCCCTCTGCCCGCTGCGGATATCCTCCAGCACCCGGTCCATTTTGGCGCTGGTCTCGGCGGTAGTGACGCGCTCACCTTTTTCCAGCAGCCAGGTGCCAGTTGCCGGCACCTTGTCGATGCCATCGTGCGCCATGCCAGCCAAGCCTGCTGTTGCTACCGCTGCGGCCATGGGCTCGGTGACAGCCAGCGCCGCCGCCATGGCGGCCGGTGCCATTGCCGGGCCAACGATGGGGATTGCGGCCGTACTGGCAAAGGCGTTGATACCTGACAAGAGCGCACCCGCCTGGGCGTTCGCCGCGACGGCAGACGCGCCTGATGCCTGCGTAGTCTTGCCCACCAGCATCTGCACCGCCTGATACGCCAACCACTGCGCGGCCATCTGACCGAGGGCGTTGACGATCGAGCGCAGCATCGACTCAGCGATGCCGGCAAAGGCTTCCTCCAGCGTCTCGGCGTCGAAGATCATCGACTCGAAGGCGTCGCCCATCTGGCCGCTGAAGTTCTCGACCACCGACGCGGTCAGATCATCAAACGATGTGAGGCTGTCTTCTGCTGCTACCAGCCAGCGCTCCCAAAAGCTGCCATTGATTTCCAGCAGCTGCTCGGCGCGGTCTTCCTCCAGCCGACGCAGCAGCTCGGTCTGGGCTTGGCCGGTGACTTCGGTGTTCTTGAGGATGATCTCGCGGCGGCGTTCGTAGGAGCGCTGGATGCTTTCTTCTTCGGTAGCCAGGGCCTCCTGTATCTGGAGGGCCTGCTGGTTGATATCTTTCAGCTGGTCGGCAGCAGCCTTTTGCGCTTCGACCTGCTTTTCGTAATTCTCGATAGTGGTCAGCAGAGCATCAGTGTGCGCCAGCTGTGACTCCGTTGCGCCGTCCAGCGCGAGCTTGAATAGCTCGGCCTGCTTTTCGCTCATAGAGAGCGTTGCAACCTGCAGCTCAAGCTGGGCGATATGCTTCGCGACGGCATCAGTGGCACCATCCGCAGAGTCGGCCGCATCATCGAACGCCTCGCCGGTTGAGTGCGCAATCTCGCGACCTTGGACGACCGCTTTGGCCGCCTCATCGCCTGCATTCATGGCGTTCTGGATAAACCGCTCAAACTTCTCACCCGCCAGCGGCTCAAGCAAAGACTGCTGGATGCTGGCCATAGCCTCGGCGGCAACGCCCTTCGCCACCCTGGCGGACGCCCTCATCGACTCGACATTCACCGACAGATCAATGCCGGGGATGTTGTCGATGATATCCATGATCTCCGCGCCGATGGTGTTAACCCAGAACTCGGCGGTGGCGAAGGTGCCAACAATCGTATCGGCGGCAATGCTGAAACCGCGCGCTACGCCGTCCGCAGCACTGATCACAAAGCCGATTGCAGGCACCGCGGAATCAACCACATCGGAGACAACTTGACCCAGGCCGCCCGCCTCTTCAGCGCTGCGAAGGAACTCGTCGCCAATGGCCTTGAGGATTGGCGCCAGCTTGACGGTAAGCTGCTTGCCAACGCCATCAGTCAGCAACCCCATGGTGCTCATGGCATCATTCGCCATCTCAACCTTGGCGGCGTCAACGTCAGACAAGTTCAGCCCGAAGATTTCGACCTGCCGAGCGGCTTCCGCAATCGTTCCAGGGTCAAGCTGCTGCATCGCCGCGGCGTTGCGCGAGCCGAAGATATCGGCAGCCACCGCGCCACGCTCAGATGCCTGTACATTTTCGATTAAGGCCTGATTGATAACCGCAATGCGCTCATCGAGCGGGAGGTCATAAATCTCTTGCGCGCTCACGCCGAGGCGATCAAACGCCTTTGCTTGGGCATCAACCCCCTGAATCGCCTTGCCGATGTTGGTGTTGAGCGTGCGACCAGCTGTTTCGATCTTTTCGAACCCCACCCCGCCAAGCTCACCAGCGCGGCGCAGGTTCGCCATGCTCTCGTAGGTAGTGTCGAGCTGCTGCGCCGTTTTCGCCTGCTGGTCGATCAGATCGCGCTCACGCTGAATCATCAGCAGCAGACCGGCGGCGGCGGCGGTAGCGCCAGCAGCAATGCCGATACCAACCGCCTTGCCGGCCTTCGCCATCTGGTCTGAGTTTTTCTTGGTCTGCCGGGCAGCCTTGTCCATTGGGCCGGTGAAATTACCGGTCTTGGCAACCAGATCCAGCGTCAGCGTGCCGAGGCTCTTACCTGCCATGCTTTTCTCCAGGCAATAAAAAACCCGCCGAAGCGGGTTGGGTCACTGGGGGGGGGGTGGTTACGGCACGCATCTGCGAGAGTACTCGTGTGCGACATCGAAACCCGCAGCGCTGAACTCTCTATCTTGGTTTATGCCATACGGCCAATCCACATACCGCGTTAGAAAGCTCTGACCTGCCTTCAGCTGCTCGATTATCACGCCACCATTGTGAAGATCAGGCCTGTCACCGCCTTGGACAATCAGGGCATGATTCTGGTCAACGCGCACAGTCTGGTCGCTACCAGGATACGCTTGCCCGACTACTGAAACAGAATCAAACCCTCCCATCCTGAAGACCATAAGGTTTCCCTTAATGATCTTGGCGCTGACCCGATCTGTCACCGCGTCTTTTTCGCAGATCACAACCCACGCCAAGTCAGCAGGGCTGCTTGAAAACTCTGCGCGGCCAGTTGAATGGTCTATGAAATATTCCATCCCCCTATGCATGCCGCGCTCAACAGGAACGCACCCAATGCGCTGCTCCATTCTCACGGACGCACCTGATTCAAACTTATCAACCGCTGGCGGCTGAGAGCTAATGCAAGAGTTTTTCTGCTGCTCAAATTGTTGCATCTGTGTCTGATATCGGCTTGGCCCGCATCCAGACAAGGCCAAGAAAATAGCAACCAAAACCAAATAACGCGCCATGCGATTCCCTCCATGAAAACCAGAGGATAGCAATAGTCAATGGTAGAGTCTCGCCGCCAAGACTAAACCCACCGTTCTTGGGCCTGCTCAAGCGTCAATGGCGGCTCATCCATGTTCGGCATAAAGTCGAAGATGGAGTACCCGCCATTCTTGCTATGTGCGTTCGCATAGAGCATCGCGAGCAGCGCAGACCCGCGCTCCACCCTCAAGCCAAGATTGAAGCCGCCGCGCAGCTTGCGATATCGCATCCACTGCAGCGCCTCCTGATAGCCGAGTCGCTGCTTGGCCTCAGCGATGGTCCTGCCACCAACCCCGGACAGGACGAGCTCGTGCCAGAACTCGTCCAGTTCGCTCAGCTCTTCGTCTTTCCCGCGCCGTTGACCTCTGCCATGACGCGCATCAGCTCCATCACAAGCCCGTGGTGCAGGGGGCCGCGCTCAGGGTCTGCTTCGCCCGTAATGTCGCCCGGGGCGAACACAGCATTGCCCTCGGCATCACAGATACTGGACGCAATGCGGCCAGCAACCGGATCAGTCTTGCAGCGCGCCGCCGTAAGGTCCGAAACGACCGCGGCGTATCCTATGCGGCGCACGAACACCGTTGCCGTAAATTCCTCGCCATCGTCGTTATTCCAGGCGATGTCCTTTGCCACAGGGGCGCCCGTGAAGGCGCCTGCTGCTTTGAGGTTATCGATTGTCAGATTCATACTTTCGGAATCCACGCAGAGCCACCAGAACGCTGAACGGTTACGGTAGAAGTGACGACAGCGTTCTGCTGGAAGTCGAACGGGAAGTCGCTGATATAGCCCTGGAACGTGAACCAAGTCCGAGTTTCCGGCAGGACGAAGTCGCCAGAGCTGTCAGCGGTCGGAGCGGCGGTGCCGTCAGACCAGCCAACCGCCCAATTGAGCACCGGCGGCGGGTTGGTCTCGCTCAGTTCATGCATACGAGTATGCGATGCGTTTTCCGGGTCGGCGTTGAGCCCGATGGATGCCTGCCCCGGCGTGCGCAGCCCGGGTTGATAAGTGCGGTCGAACGACTCAAGGCAGGTATCCTCGATCTGATCAGCCGGCGCCCCGCCGGGCGTGAAGGTGGTCGCGCACTGTACGGTGACGACGTCTCCGGTATCCGGGTCTACAAAATAAATTTGCGTGCCCTGGGTGAGTTTGCTCATCGGTAATACTCCTGTTGCGGGTTTTCAGGCATAAAAAACCCGCGCAAGGCGGGTTGGTTTGGGTTGCTCATTTCAGCGACTGACGAGCCAGTCAACGCTGAAGGTGTAGCGGTAACGCTTGGTTTCAGGGTCTTTGCTTTGGCCAAGCCAGCTGGTGATGTGTGCGTGCGGCTCGATGGCGTCACGCAGCGCCCGGGCTACATTGGTTACCGACTCACCGGTATTGCCGTACACGTCGACCTGCAGGCTGTACCCATCCATGTCTGGCGTTTGGTTGATGTAGTTCTCTGGGCTGCCGCCGACGCTCTGCCATACGGCGTAAGGGTATGGCGTGCCCTCCGGCACCTCGCCAAACGGCCAGATGCTCGGGGGATTTCCGAGCGCAGCCTGCACGGCGGTAGAGGCAGCGCAGACCGGATAGATTGGTGCGATCACTTGATGCCCGCCTTCTTCTTGGCCGCCTTGATGGCGCGCGTCATCTTCTTGTCGTACTGGGTTGAGAACTCACTGATGGCGGCGGCTATGTTTTCAGCCAGAGCCCTGCGCATAAACGGAGTGGCGGCAATCTTCTCGGTCCCAAACTCCTTGTATCTCCAGTGCCTGGTATCCTTGCCTGGCAGGCCATCCAGCGATGCCGAGGATGCATTGCCACCGGCGCCGCCCATAACGCCAACGCGGAACATCAGGTTTCCGGTGCGCTTGAAAGTCCTGCCGGACCAACGCTCCACAATGTTGCTCTCAATGTTCGCGGCGGTCTCTGGGTCGTCCAGCGCAGCGGCGTTCTGACGAGCCTTGTCCCGCACCAGCTGAGCAGCCTTGCGCAACGCAAAGCGGCCACCCTTTGTTTTCAGGTCGACTTCGATGGCCTCGAACTTGCCAAGCACCTCGGCCAAGCCATCAACATTTACCGACACTCCGTCAGTCATCGCCAACCAGCCCGCGCAGGGCTGCCCCGCTCTCGATCTCCGCAAGCGTCCACTGCTTCCAAGCCAGGTCATGCGCCCACTGCTCTCGGTCTGGCTTGGCAATCTCGCCCAGCTTGTGACCGGTGACGCCCCAAGCCATGGCGCCGACATCGGCGGTGATGGTGGGCACCCCGGCCAGTACGGCATCCACAGCTGAGTTGCTGTTGTAGCAGATGGCGACAGCAGCGCCTGCCAGATCTTCTTCCAGCGTGCCGCGTGAATTGACTGCCGTGCGCAGCTGCTGCTTGATGCCTTTGCGGGCGGTGAGTTGATGCGGGCGAAACTTGACTGGCAGCCCATAGGCCGCTGCAGCGCGCTCTGCCGTCTGCTCATACCAGGGCATCAGGTCTTTGCCCTGCAGACTGGCATCACCGGGAACCTGGCCCATCAGCAGGATGTAATCACCACCATCTTTCCAGGGCTGCATGGTGAAGTGCTGACGGAAACGCTCGCCGCCATCCACCGGTGCCGCCGGGAACTCGCCGTGGCCGTTCAGGCCGTTCCACGCCAGCGACGTCCAGGCGAACCGGTCACCAAGGTAGCCGCGCTCGAGCACAAGCACTTCATGGCCAGCCGCGCGCAGCTTCTGACCAAGCCGCCAGCCCCAGCAGGCCACATGCTGCGTCCTGGCCGCTTGTCCATGAGTCAGAGTGACATCAAATCCAATCGCCTCGAATCCAGCTGCTAGGGCCGATTGGTGTTCCAGCTGATGCTCTGCGCGCGGGCTGGAAATCAGTGTGACGTGCATACGCCAATCCCCATCTTGGAGCCGCTGTCTACAAACTCAACGCAGCCCGCATTGGTGGTAGCAATCTCCGCCCACAGGCGCGGCACCTCTACCGGGTTGCCGTGCACCTTCTCGCGCAGGCCCTGCCCTACGATGTCGTGAAAGGCCACCAGCTTTGCCATGGGTGCGTAGTTTTCCCAGTCCTGCTTGGCGCCCTTGTAGGTGTGATCACCATCGATAAGCGCCGCATCAAACTTACCGAGCCCGCGGATGCGCTCGATCACGTCAGCGTGAGTGCTGTTGCCCAGCACAACATCAATGATGTAGCCCTTGGCGCGCAGGTCTTCGGCAACGGCCAGCAATGATTGCTCAGTCTTCTTCTTGCCCCACAGGCCGCCAGGCAGATCGACTGCGCAGCCGTAGCTGCCGGCCGGCAAACTGCTCATCACCTCGTGAAAGGTGTCGCCGTGACGGCTGCCGACTTCGAGATAGCGCCGCACGCCACGGTCTCTCAGCAGGGCAATGAATCGGCGAAGCTCGTATTCGTTCTGCGACGGGGCGCGGCCAGATAAGGTTTTCAGCACAGGGCTTGCTCCAGGGTCATGCGCGGGAAGCAGCTCAGCGCTGTTTCTCTGCTGCAGTTGATGATTTCTGTTTGCTTGCGGTCGATCTGCGCGAACTGCTGCTGCCACATGGCGCATCGTTTCGCATCCGGGTTCTTGGTGCTCTGGTGGTCTCCGTGCCAGTGGGTGCCGCGCTCCACGGAACAGTCATACCCAAGCAGAAGCACTCTGGCCGCACCTCGCTCTATGGCGAACTGGATAGCCCGCATGCCGCTGTTGTGCGGCTGATTTGGCACTCGGTGCCGATTGATGCCGTACTTTGTGTCTGCGCTCTGGTAGCTCGACCAGCACTCTGCTGGCGTGTCGATCAGATGTTGGTTGTGATCCCACCAGCTCGCGTCAGCTGCGTAGATAACATCAGCGAATCGGGCGATCTGCCATGAGCTGTTAACCGCTACAGTCGGCAGGCCAGCAGCTTCTACCAGGGCGCAATCATGTTCGGTGAGGCTTGGGCCACTGGCGATGCAGACGACCGTCAGCCCTTTCCACATCATCAGCCCTCGTTCACGCCTAGACTGCAAGGCGCTGTCACAAAATTCAGCCCGCTATCCGGATCAGGCAGAAAGCCTGCCGGGTTGTAAATCTTGCCGTTATGCACCAGTCGCATAGTCGGCAGCAGGCCCTCACGATGGCGCAGCGTGATGCGCGCCACAATCTCTGATTGGTTAGCGTGCGCCGCCATGAAGTCCTTCACGCTCAGCGGCTCGATGGCGCAGGGTACCGACTCCCAGCCGGTTACGGTTTGCCATGTGACGATCTGCGCGCCACTGTTCGGGTCACGACTTGTCACCTTCTGCTGGATGGCGACTCGGTGGCGCAGGCGTCCGGCTTTGATACCCATGCTCACCTCACGCCAGCGCAGGATCGCGCAACGGGTAGAGCAGCGCGGTCACCGGCTTGGGCAGATAGCCCTGCTCGTATGCGCCGTCTGCGTTGTTATCGCGGTCTTTGTAGAAGTAGCCGACCAGCAGCAGCGTGGCCTGCTCGACTTCCGCAGCCAACACCATCGCGCCTTGGCTGTCGGTGATGTAGATCGGGTAGCCGCTGCTGTCCAGCACCGGGTTACCGTGGTCATCACGCTCGACCTCAAACGGCGACGCAGACTTGAGATAGTTCTTCACGGCCTTGGATGCGGCGTTGACATAACCTGTGATCAACGTGTCATCGTCGTCGTGATCCATCTCCAGCTGATGCTTGGCCTGTTCCAGGGTGATGTACATCATTTCAGCTTCACCCCTTTGTCAGGTTCATGAGTAGAGGCGCTGGGGCGTAGGTCTTTGCCGTCGCGGCCTTTCTTCACAGCCAGTCGCCAATCAGCAGAGCCACCGGGCACGCCTTCGGGCGCATCCTTCTGCGCAATCCAGTAGCAGCCGCCGTAGGTTGTTCCGTCGCCCTTCTCGTAGCCGCCATGCTCTTTGCTGAATACCCCGCGATCTACCACGGCAGCAATCTTGACTGACTTCTCAATAACCGTGTCGCCCGCCTGCATCTTCACAGTGATGGTGCGGCCATCATCGCCCAGCGTCAGGTCGAAGCTGTCCAGCGGCAGCGCGTCCCGGCCATCCTTAGGCTCGGGCATGCGGTCGGCAGCCTTGTCGAAGGTTTCCCGCGCTTGGCGCTCCCACGACAAGGCCAGGTCGGAGAATCGGCGCTCGAAGGTGGCGGCCACTTCGTCGACGGTAGGAACCGGTGCGGGCTCAATGCCTTTGACCATCTGCTCAACGTGCCGCTTGATTTCGTCCATGTCGGCGTCCTTGCCGGGGGCTGGCGCAGGCAAAGCCTTGACGGCCTCGGCGACTAAATCGGCCAGCATGGGCCGAATGTGCTCACCAGTCTCGGATGCATGCATTCCCGCGACAGCATCAGAGACCATCTGCTTGATGACTTCTGGGTCTGCGTCTTTGCCGTTTTCTGGCGCAGGGATCAGCGCGGCGGCCTGCTTGGCGATGGCTTCAAGATCCGGCCGCTCGTCGAGCGCCTTTTGCAGCTCGGCAATACGGTCGTCACGCGACTGCAGCTGGCCAGCGAACTCTTTGCGCAGCTCATCGCGCACGCCGGCCACAATCCCAGTCATGATCGGGGCCAGGGCTTTTGCCTGGGCTTCAAGCTCACGCATTGAGGGCACTGGTCATCTCCTTTTGGAAAAAGGCAGCG